CTCTTGACTTTTCATACGCAAAGATTTACATTAAATGCAGAAATGATTTTACGTCATTTTCTGCATTATTTTTTTAATCTTTGCCGCGCTGGGCGGCGGCAGAAACGGGGTGAACGAAATGGCAAGACGAAAGAGCTTGACGCTCCAGGAGCGGCAAGAGCTGGAGCGGCGCTGGGCGAACGGCGACGGCGCCGTGCAGATCGCAAAGGACCTCGACGTCTCCAACATGACGATCTATACGGAGCTGAAACGCGGACAGGACGGGACGCTGGACGGAAACGCCCGCATGACCTACCGCGCAGAGCTGGGGCAGCAGGCATTTCAGAGGGCCTTGCGCAACCGTGGACGCCGTGCCGCGGCGCAGGCGACCGACTGAAAGGAGCCGACATGAACGAGAGACCGCAACAAACCGAGGCCGAGCAGCGCGCCGCGCTGGATCAGGTGTCAATCTCCCTGGAGAAAGAGGCCGGGCAAACATCATTCCGGCGAAGCATCGAGGCGAGCAGCCCGCAGGCCGTTCTGAACGGCATGGCGATCCTGACCGTAGAAGTGGCAAAGCTCCTCAACGTGAGCGTGGCGAAAATGATTAGTCTGCTGACGGTGATTTTACTGGCGCCGGCAGTAAAGGAGAGCGAGGAACATGGCGAGAGTCAATGAGTTCGGAATCCGTTTGGACGGGGCCGGGTATGCGCCGAGCATCATGGAACCGGCGAACGCCTGCTGCGCGCTGTGCGGCCGGAGCTTCGGGACGAAGATGGACCGACATGAGCCGTGGGGCGGCCTGATGAACCGGGAAAAGAGCAAGGAGCTGGGCCTGTGGTACACCCTCTGTCATTGGGGATGCCACGAGGGACCGGGCGGCGTCCACGCCGAGGCGGAGGTCAACCGGGACCTGCGGCGCCGGGTGCAGGCGCAGGCCATGATCGTCTACGGTTGGGACTTCGACGAGTGGCGCAGGCGCTTCGGAAAGAGCGAGATCGGAGAGGACGAGAACCTGTACGCCATCGGGACCGTCCGCCGGGAGCGCGTCGAACGACGCCGGAGCATCCGAGAGAGCGCACCATACACGGGTGGTTTTCGCCTAGTGCTGGACGGGCCGGAGCTGCCGTACTGAAAGGAGCCGGACATGGAGACGAGACACAACGGACAATGCAAGGCGTGTTTCCCTGGCTGCCTCTGCCTGCGCTGCAAACGCGACGGCACGCCGCGCTGCTGCCACGGAAAGCACTGTGAGCAGTTCGACACCTGCGAGCTGTTTGTGCCGGAGGAGGCGGAGATATGAAGCAGAGAAACGAGAGCACGCCGCCCCATGTGACAATGCCGAATTGTCTGAAAGGCGGGTGCTACTGGCCGGGAAAGTGCGCGACCTGCGGCTTCGACCGGAAGGAAGCGGAACGCCGGAAAGCGCTGCCACTGGTGCCGGACCGAAACGGCATCCTGCGGAAGATCGTGAAGCAACCGGAAAGCGAGGAGAAATGAAATGGCACTGTGCGCCATCTGTGGGAAGCCCGTGATTTGTGAACACGTCATGCACGGGAAATGCTGGGAAGAAAAGCTCGCGCGCACGCGGGAGCGCATCTGCGACGAGGCGTGCCGCTGGCCGCATCTATGCTCCTCGCAGAGCGCGCTGGAGGAACACTGTGCCGCGTGCGCCCTGACAAAGCTGACGGAGGAATTGAAATGAAAATCCGACTGATCGCATTGATGCTGAGCGCGCTGATTCTCTGTGCGCCGACCGCGCGGGAGGAGGCGCAGGCCGTCACGGAGCCGGCGGCCGAGGAGACCGCGACCGTCGAGGCGGCGCCGGAGATCGCGCCGATCCCGCCGGCCGTGGCTGCCACCGAGCCGAAGGTACAGGAGCACTACTTCGAGATTTGCGAAGAAATCCCCGCGGAGAAGGCGCCGGAGGAGCCGACGATCTGGAGAGAGGATGTGCCGTTAAGCACGGAGCTCCAGGCGACGCTGCTGACGATCTGCGAGGAGGCCGGCGTGGACCCTCTGCTGGCGCTGGGCCTCATTCAGACAGAGAGCAACTTCCAGCCGGACGCCGTGAGCAAAAGCGGCGACTATGGCCTTTGCCAGCTCAATCACAACTATTTCGACCCGAACATGACACCGGAGGAAAACCTGCGGGCGGGCATTGGCTACCTAGGGAACCTGCTGGAGAAGCACAGAACGACGGAGGCGGCGCTGACCGCCTATCATGTAGGGCACGACGACGGAACGCGGAGCTATGCCGCCGTTGTGCTGGGCCACGCCAGAGCGTGGGGATATGGAGCGTAAACGATGTTACTTTGGGAAGTTTGGCACCCGGAACATGAGCGGGTGCAGGTGGAGGCCGAGGACCGGCTGCACGCCGTTGTGGAGGCCGCGCACGCCTGGGGCGTTACTATGTGGACCGACGTGGCGCGGGAGTGCAGCACGAGCATCCTGGGCGAAGCGCCGAAGAAGCCGGCGCCGAGGCCGGCAAAGAAAGCGCCGGGCGGCGGGAAAGGAAAAGCACAATGAAGATCAAGAAGATCGCGGCCGTCTGCAAGGCGCGCGGCTGCGCGACGATTTGGGACAAAACCGACAGCGACGGCGCCGTGCGTCAATGGATCGTGACGGGCATGAGCGCCTACCCGGTCGAGTGCCTGCCGTATATCACGGAGCAACACCTGGCGACGCTGATGGACCTGACCGCAAAGCAAGCCGAAGAAATGGTATTCGGGCATACGGACGCGCCGGAGAAAATGTGCCTGGACGACGTGTGCGACGGGGAAATTCTCTGCCGCGAGGAACCGTACAGCATCGTCTACGGCGGGCGGGGCATCAACGTCTACTACGCGGCCGGCGAGGCGTGGTTCATCGACTTCTCCCTCCTCCAGCCCATCGTGGCGGAGCACAACGACATGGAGCTTTGGCTGCGCAAGACGGCCGACGGCGCAACGTGCTTTGCGGCAAAGGCCGGGCTTCTCTGCGTCGGGATTGTCCTGCCGCTGGATCACTACGAAAACCTGGCGGATATGCTGCGAAGCACCGGCGAAGCATACCGGGAGCACGGCACATGAACGGGCGGCGCTGCGCCGTCTGCGAGCTCGCCTTCTCCGAGGAATGGACCGGCGACAGGTACGCGCTGCGCTGCGGAAACAAGGCCGACAGCGAGCACTACGGCCGCGTGGTGAACTTCTACCCCGCAGGAAACAAGGATTGCATCACGGGCTACCCGGCGCCGTTATGGTGCCAATACGAAACACAGGAACGAGGGGATCAGAAATGAACTATACGAGCATAGATTGGGCGGACATGACGTGGAACCCGGTGACGGGATGCAAGCATGGCTGCCCTTACTGCTACGCCGCGCTGACGGCCAAACGCTTCGGAGGGCATGACGATATTTCCACGCTGGCCGGAGAGGAGCCGGAGGGCGGGCTGATCGTCCTAGACGAGCCCGTGGAGCGGACGCAGAAGAACGGGAAAACGGTAAAGGCACCGTTCCCCTTCTTCTTCACACCGACGTTTCACCGCTACCGGCTGCACGAGCCGGAGGAGACCGCGCTGCCGCGCAATATCTTCGTATGCAGCATGGCGGACCTGTTCGGGTGCTGGGTGCCGACGGACTGGATCGTTCAGGTGATCGACGCCTGCCTGGCGGCGCCGCAGCACAACTATCTGTTTCTGACAAAGAACCCGGCGCGCTATGTGGAGCTGGACCACCTGGCGCTGCTGCCGCGACGGGGCAACTTTTGGTACGGCAGCACCATCGAGACGGAGGACGACAGCTACTTCTGGAGCGAGAAGCACAACACGTTCATTTCCGCGGAGCCCATGCACGGCCCGCTGCACGGGACCGGGAAGATCATGGCAAACTGGATCATCGTGGGCGCGGAGACCGGCCGCCGGCCGGGAAAGACGCTGCCGCGCAAGGAGTGGCTGACCGATCTGGCGGAGGAGTGCCGGGAGTCAGGCGTCCCGATCTTTATGAAATCCAACCTTGTATCGGAGGGCGTGCTGGAGTGGGCTGACATCGTGCGGCAGCGCCCGGAGGGAATGACGTTTGCATAAGGAAGGAGCAGGCATGAGCGACGGCGGGCAGAAGTGCATTTTTGACGTGCTGTTCGTGGACAGCTTCGCCGGAGGCGGCGGAGCCAGCACAGGAATTGAAATGGCGACGGGGCATCCCGTGGACATCGCAATCAATCACGACGAAAGCGCGATTATGATGCACAAGCGCAACCATCCATACACCGAGCATTACCGGGAGGACATCTGGCAGGTGGACCCAATCAAGGCGACGCGCGGGCAGCACGTCCGCCTCGCGTGGTTTTCGCCAGACTGCAAGCATTTCAGCCGAGCAAAAGGAGCGGCGCTGGTAGACAAGCACATTCGCGGCCTCGCGTGGGTGGTGCTGCGCTGGGCCGGGACGGTCAAGCCGGACGTTATCATGCTGGAAAACGTGCCGGAGTTTGTGACCTGGGGGCCGGTCCGCAAAGGAAAGCCAATCAAGAGCAAGGCCGGGCAGACATACAGGAAGTGGCACAAGCAGCTTTCCGATCTCGGCTATCAGATTGAAAGCCGGGAGCTTTGCGCCGCGGACTACGGAGCGCCGACCATACGGACGCGCTTTTGCCTTATCGCCCGTCGGGACGGCCAGCCGATTGCGTGGCCGGAGCGGACGCACGCGCCGGCGGGCAGCGAGGAAGTCAAGACCGGGAAATGCAAGCCGTGGAGAGCGGCAGCGGAGATCATCAACTGGACGCTGCCGTGCTATTCCATCTTTGAGACGCGGAAAGAAATCTATGAAAAATACGGCGTCCGCGCCGTGCGCCCGCTGCGGCCCAAGACAATGCAGCGGATCGCCCGCGGCCTGGACAAGTTCGTGATAAAGAACGCGACGCCGTTCATCCTCTGCAACAACGAAAACAACGTGCCGCACAGCCCGGAGGAGCCGATGCCGACCGTCACGACGGGAAACAGAAACTTTCTCGTCATGCCTTCGCTCATTCAATACCATTCCGAGCAGGGCGCGAGGGACGCCCGCGGGCAGACCGTTGACAGGCCGATGCAGACCATCGACGCATCCAACCGATACGGTTTGAGCGTCGCCTATCTCTCCGAGTATTACGGGAACGCGCGCGATGGCGTGGATCTGATGCAGCCGGTCCAGACGATCACGGCAAAGGACCGGGAAGGGCTGACGCTGGTGCATATCGCAAAGTTCAAGGGAACAAACATCGGGCAGACCATGACGGAGCCGGTGCATACCATCACGGCGCAGGGAGGAGTGTTTGCCACGATTGAAACGACGGTGCGCAGGTACAGCGGCACGCCGGAGCTTGGCTACTGGCCGCAGGTCCGCGATATGCTCAACGCCTATTGCGGCTATACGCTGGGAGAGGATGAAATCTTATTGATCCGTATCGGCGGAAGCGACTATTTCATTTCTGACATCGGCCTGCGGATGCTGACGCCGCGGGAGCTTTACGACGCGATGGGCTTTCCGCATGACTACATCATCGACAAGGACGTGACCGGCCGGCCAATCAGCCGGACCGACCAGGTGGCGCGCTGCGGAAACGCCGTGTGTCCAGCCGTGTCCGAAGCGATGGTCCGAGCAAATCTGCCGGAGTGTGCGAAAGAGAAATACGGCAGCATGGACGAACTGCATGGAGCAATGACAGCATAGGAGACGGTCGCATGAACAAAGAGCTTATGTTTTCATCAAGTACACCGGAATGGGCGACGCCGCAGGACCTTTTTGACCGCCTTGACGCGCTGTATCACTTCGACCTTGACGCGGCAGCTGCGCCAGAGAACGCGAAGTGCGCGCGTTTCTTCACCAAAGAGGACGACGGCCTTCTGCAAATGTGGGGGGGGTATTGCGTGTGGTGCAATCCTCCATACGGCCGCGAGATCGGCGCGTGGGTCCGAAAGGCATACGAGGAGGCGCAGTTGCCGGGAACAATGGTCGTCATGCTTCTACCGGCGCGGACGGACACGGCATGGTTTCACGACTATTGCAGACACGGCGACGTGATATTCCTGCGTGGACGCCTGAAATTCGGAGACGGGCGGAACAGCGCGCCGTTTCCCAGCATGATTGTTAAGTTTGGGGGACAAATCAATGACGAACTTTGAAAAGATCACGGAGACGCCGGAGACGCTGGCGGGCTTTCTGAGCGGCCTGCCGGTTCTGGAGGGACCGTGGGACAAGGCATTTCAAACGATATGCTGCGCCGGGTGCAAGGCGGAAAACTGCGAGGACGAAGTGTGCCTTGATCCAAAGGGAAGGTTTGATCCGCACAGGCGCGTTGCATGGTGGTTAGGACTGGAGGCGGAGGGATGATGGAAAAATACATCAAGAGCAGCGACGCGAAGGAATATCTAAAACGCGCAATCTTTGGAGCGGATCAGAAAATTGATAAGTGGATCGACGCCATCCCGGCGGCCGACGCTACGCCTGCTGATCGAGAAGGAAAAGAGGCGCTACGGATCGTGCGGAAGATCGGCGGGGACGGCAAGGTCCCGACGCTGCCGGTCCGGCTGCGCCTGATCGTCCAGGAGCAGCGCATGGGCGTCTACACGCCGGGGCAGCGCGCGACGATATGGGAGGCGGCGGAGCTCATGGAGGAGGCCGCGGCGCTGTGCGAGAGCGTGCCGGCGGAGAGCTGCGGGCCGGACGAGCGCGAGGTTATCTACCCGGACGACGACATGACGCGCCGGAGCGGTCTGCTGGAGGACGACTGAACATGAGTAAAGTGTGTGGGAGCGCCGCAGTATGCCCGTATGCACCCGCGCAACAGACGGACGGCTGCCCGGCGGCGGACCTCTGCCCGTCCTACACTTTGCCGGGGAACGACTTCTACACGGCAGCGAACACGGCACAAGAGACGGGACGGATCATCGACATCAACGCGAACAAGCCGCACGTCGTCTCTGAGGTTATCTGCGTAAAGTGTGGGAAGCGCTGGATCGCCGTGCGGCCGGAGGGGACGCTGCTGAAAGAGCTGGAGTGCCCGGAGTGCGGAGCGGGGTACGTTATGAACACGGGAGAGCGGATGGAATGAAAATATTGATCGTGGGCGCGGCGTTCTTCGTGGGCGCGTGCGCCGTGCTGCTGGGCACAATCTTCGTGACGTATCTGATCGGCGCCTGGCTGGCGCACAGCAGGCCGAGAGGCCGGAGGAAGAAATGATAAAGAGGGTATATATCGAGTATTACACCCTGGAATGTGATTGCTGCGGGCATCTGCTGGCCACGGAAAAGAGCAACGAGGCGGCGGAGGCCGCCATGCGCGCCGACGGATGGGCAAAGATCGACGGCAAGGATGTCTGCCGCCTCTGCCAGCAAAAAGCAGAGGAGAGCGGAAAGCTGCCGGAACGGGGATGCTTCCGTCTGTTCACAAAAAGCATAAACATCAAAGACATAGAGGGAGGAAAAGAGCATGAACACATTGGCCAATGATTGCATCGAGGCCCTGCTGCGAAGCGCAGACTACAAAAGCAGAACGAAGGGAGAGTATTGGTTTGTAAAGACCAAATACGAGAAGCTGCACCGTATGATTATCAAGCGGGAGGCGGGGACGCTGGATTTTGAGCCGAACTGCCCGATAGAGCAGTGGAAGGCGCAAGCTGCGGCGATGGGCGCCTATCTCTACCAGCTGGAGATCAAAGCGGAGTATGAGGACATCGAATACGACGAGCTGGATTTTGCACCAGGCGAGCCTGCCTGATTGCTGACGGCACGCCCGGAGGCGGGAGCTTCCGGGCGCGGGGTGAACAATCAGAACGGAGGGGGCGAAAGGTGTGTTTCGATACAAGAAATCCGTGCCGGTCAGCTATGAGCGGCAGGGCTATGTCTATTTCAAGAGTCTCTGCTACAAGATGCTGCCGGAGCGGGAGCAGCAGCAGATCGTCAACATCTGCGTCCGCGCGGCCGGCGAGCACTACCAGGCGCTTTTTCAATTCGTAACGAGCGAAGCAGGCGCAGAGGCCGTCTGCCAGCGGCATCACATCAGCAGGAGCACGCTGGAGCGGGCCGTCCGCCGGTATTACGAGCTGTTCCCTGTCATGGGATGAATGAATACTGAATATTATATAACGCGCGCACGCGCGTTTTCGGGCTCGGTAAGGGCCTAAGTTATCGACCAAAGGAAGGAGGAGAGGACGTGAAGGAGGGCTATTGGGTGATCCGCACCTATGAAGCCGGGGCCGTTGGAGAGAAAACGAAGTTTTGGATTCAAGGGGCACGGCCTTCCTCCCGAAACAGACGGAAAGAGCAGAGCGCGATCAAGAAGCAGGAGCAGAACGAGTACAGCGCGCAGAAGCGGCTGGCCCGTCTTATCAACGCGAACTTCCGACAAGGCGATCTCCTCCTGGGACTGGACTACTCCCCCGCCGGCATGGACCGTCTGGAGGAATACATCGCTGAGCATCCGTTCGACATCGACGAGACCGGGGACGCCGAAGCCGATCAGATGCAGCAGGTCCGATATGCAGCCGACCGGGAAATGCGCCTGTGCCTTCGCCGGGTCAAGCGGGAGCTGGCAAAGGACGGGATCGCGCTGCGGTATATCGCAATCACGAGCGACATGAACGGCGACACCGGCGAGGCCGTCCGCGTGCATCATCACCTGATCGTGAACGAGGCAGCGCGGGACGCTTTCGTGCAGAAGTGGGCAGAGCTGGGCGGCGTCAACTGGAGCACACTGTCCGGGCAAAAGGACTACACGCCGATTGCCGAGTATCTGCTGCGGCAGGTCCGCCGGGTGCCGGACGAGAAAAAGTATGTCACATCCCGCAATCTCTACCGGCCGCAGCCGAAGGATCGGGCCGTTCTCTCCGATGCAGAGGTCCGCGTGCCGAAGGGCGGGACGCTGTTGTTCCGCAACGAGTTCCGGCCAGGCCGACCGCAATATATCCGTTATGTCCTCCCGGAGAACCGACAGAAACCGCCGCCGGAGGACGAGAAAACCGCATAAGGCATCGAAAAGCGCGTGCCGCAGGGCAGGCGCTATTATTGCGTGGAGTTTTTCGACACGACAACGCGCGCGCCGGGGGCCGGGCGTGCGTGTGCGTGCGCATGAGCGAGAGAAACAGGGACACGGAACACGGGGCAGCTTCCCATGCGGAGGCCGCCCCGTTCATTTATTCATGCAATATTCATCCTTTATGCAAAATCTTCGTGAAAAATGCCGAAAATGTTGACGGTTCGTGACGCGCGCTTTATGTTACGATCCCCGCGAAAGCAGGAAATACAAGCGTTTCGCCGTTTGTGGGAGGTGACGGACGCGATGGCAAGGCCGAGAGAATATACGCCGTTCACGCTGGAGCGGGCCGTCAACAAGTATTTCCGCGGCATCACGCGGAGGGTCACGCTGACAGAGCAGGTCCCGACCGGAGAGCTGGACGACAAGGGGCATCCGCTTACCGAGGCCAAGCCGATCCTGAACCAGCTGAAACGTCCGGTCACGGTCACGGAGTATGTTGTGCCGCCGACCGTTGCGGACCTCTGCGAGACGCTGGGCATCCACCGGAGCACATGGACGAATTACTGCGACCATGAGCTGCACCCGGAGCTGCGGGAGATTACCGACGCGGCGCGGGAGAAGATGCGGGCGTGGAACGAACGGGAAATGCTAATGCGGCCGGGCAAGGACGTCAAGGGCATCATTTTCAATCTCCAGGCAAACTACGGCTACGGCGGCGAGAAAAGCGAGATCGAGCTGGGGCCGGGCGCGCAGAAGCTCATGGCCGGCGCGAGCATGAAGGACCGCGCGGCGCTGCTGAAAGCACTGAGGGACGAGCCCGATGATTGATATTGACACGCTGACCGAGAAGGAGCTGGACCAATACCTGGACGCCGCGCTGTGGTGGAAGGGCATGAAAGAGACGAACAACAAGGCGTTTCTTCCCCTTCTCTTTGACGAGCACCGCTACCTTGTGCTGAAAGGCGGCGGCGGCAGCGGCAAGAGTATCTTTGCCGGGCGGAAGGTCCTGGAGCGATGCACGACGGAGCCGGGGCACCGCTGGCTTGTATGCCGGAAGGTTGCGCGGACGCTGCGGGAGAGCTGCTTCGATCAGCTGCGCGGCCAGATCGCGGAGTTCTACGCCTGGAGCGGCTACCGCGTGAACAAGAGCGACATGAACATCACGTTTGCCAACGGCAGCAAGATTTTGTTCGCCGGGCTGGATGACGTGGAAAAGCTCAAATCCATCTACAACATCACCGGCATCTGGATCGAGGAAGCGAGCGAGCTGGAGGAGGGAGACTTCAATCAGCTGGACATTCGACTCCGCGGCGAGACGCGGGAATACAAGCAGATCATTCTGACATTCAACCCCGTCTCCATCACGCACTGGCTGAAACGGCGCTTTTTCGACCAGCGGGACGAGCGGGCCACCGTCCACGAGAGCACATACAAGGACAACCGCTTTCTGGACGACGAGGCGATCCGCACGCTGGAGAGCTTCCGCGACACCGACGAGTATTACTACATGGTCTACTGCCTGGGCCAATGGGGCGTCACAGGCAAGACCGTTTTCAATGCGAAGGCCGTGGCGGAGCGGCTGGAGCAGATCAAGAGCCGCAAGGCCAGGACCGGCTATTTCGAGTACGACGAGGCCGAGGACGGCATCCACGTCTCCAACTGGCGCTTTGTCGAGGACGCCAACGGGCCCATCCGCATCTACCGCGAGCCGGAGGCCGGACGGCCCTATGTGATCGGCGGCGACACGGCGGGCGACGGAAGCGACTGGTTTTTGGGCCAAGTGCTGGACAACATCAGCGGAGAGCAGGTGTGCGTCCTGCGGCACCAGTACGACGAGGACACCTACGCCAAACAGCTCTATTGCCTGGGAATGTACTACAACGCGGCGCTGCTGGCCGTGGAGACCAACTTCTCCACCTACCCCGTGAAACTGCTGGACCTCATGGGCTACAAAAACCTGTACGTCCGGGAGATTGAGGACGACTTCGAGGGGAAGATCAAGCACGCCTTCGGCTTCCGAACGGACCGCCTGACGCGGCCGGTCATTATCTCTGAGCTGATCCGCGTGATGCGGGATCATATCGGCAGCATCAATGACGAGACGACGCTGATGGAAATGCTGACCTTCGTACGCAACGACAAGCTGCGGCCGGAGGCCGAGGACGGCGCGCATGACGACTGTGTGATGGCGCTGGCAATCGCGCACTACGTCCGGCCGCAGCAGAGCATGGCGATCCAGACGGCGCCGGAGGAGGGCGTCAGCTGGACGGAGGATATGTGGGACGACTACAACCGGGCCAGCGACGAGGAGCGGAAATTCCTGATCTCGCTTTGGGGCAGGCCGCGGAACTGAGAGGAGCGAACAGAAGATCATGGCAAAGAAGAAAGCAAAAAAGGTCAATGAAAAGCTGACGGAGTGGCAGAAGCGCCTGGCCGACAGCTCCAGCTCATTCAGCTCAGAAGTGCAGAAGATGGACGAGCGGGAGCGGCTGTATAACGGCGACCGCACACTGGAGCCCCTTGTGCCGGGCGACTTCAAGCGGAGCGGCGACAAGAAGCAGACCAGCCACGTCCGCAACATCATCTTTGAGAACATCGAGGCGCAGGTCTCCTCCTCCATTCCGCAGCCGAAGGTCACGGCGCGGCGGAAGCAGGACGAGCCGCTGGCGGACATCATCGAGCGTTTCCTGCGGAACGAGCTGGACCGCCTGCCCTTCGAGACGATGAACGACATGGCGGAGCGGACCGTACCCATCCAGGGCGGCGTCGGCTTCCTGGTGGAGTGGGACAACACCAAGCGCACGCACAACACCGTGGGCGAGGTCACCGTCAGCGTGATCCATCCCAAGCAGTTCGGCCCGCAGCCGGGCGTCTATACCGGTATCGGGGACATGGACTGGTTCATCATCAAGGTCCCGACGACGAAAGAGGCAATCAAGCGGAAATACGACATCGACGTGCGGGACGAGGGCGAGAGCGAGCCGGACGTGCGCAGCACCGACGGCGAGGCCGTAAACGAGGACGCGCTGACGCAGTACATCGGCTTTGAAATCAACGCCGAGGGCGGCATCAACCGCTATTCATGGGTGAACGACGTGGAGCTGGAGGACCTGGAGAACTACCAGGCGCGCCGGCAGCCCGTTTGTAAGAAATGCGGGCGCGTGCGCCCCCTCCCCGGCCAGATCATCCGCAGCGCCGTCCAGGACACGCTGGGAAATCTACTCCCGGACCCGGCCCGTGGCTTCGTCGGCGGCCTTATCCCGCCGGAGATCGCGGAGCGGCAGGCGGCAGGCCAGATCATCGCGCAGGAAATGGCGGCCGGAACAATGGACGGAGCGGCGCCGGAGGGCGAGATCATGGCGGCCGTGGAGATCGCGCCGGGCGAGGCGCCGGAACCGGAACGCTACGACGGCGGCCCGTGCCCTTGGTGCGGCGCGGACGACTGGAGCAGCGAGGAGCAGGAGTTCGAGCAGGTCATGGTCCCGATCAAGACGAGCCGCGGGCTGGAGATTCCGGGGATGCTGCCGGGCATGGACGCCAACGGCGCGCCGGTCATGCAGCCCACGCTGATTCCCTTCTACAAGCCGGACGTCTACCCCATCATCCTCCAGCGCAGCGTCAGCGTTTACGGGAAGCTGCTGGGCAACAGCGACGTGGACGTGATCCGCGACCAGCAGAACACCGTGAACCGCATGGAACAGAAGATCATCGACCGCCTGATAAAAGCCGGCACGCGCATCACCCTCCCGGACAAGGCCAACCTGCGGACGGACCCGGAGGACGGCGAGCGCTGGTTCCTGAGCAACGCCGCGGACAAGACCATGATCGGCGTCTACGACTTCAAGGGCGACCTGAATTATGAGCTGCTGTACCTTGCGAACGTCTACGAGGAGGCGCGGCAAATCCTGGGCATCACAGACAGCTTTCAGGGCCGCAAGGACGCCACGGCGACGAGCGGCAAGGCAAAGGAATTTTCCGCGGCGCAGGCCGCCGGCCGCCTGGAGAGCAAGCGCGTGATGAAGAACGCCGCCTATGCCCTGCTGTTTGAGCTCATGTTCAAATTCTGGCTGGCATACAGCGACGAGCCCCGGCCCATCAGCTACAAGAACAGCGAGGGCGAGACGGAGTATGCGGAGTTCAACCGCTATGACTTCCTGGAGCAGAGCGCCGACGGGAGCTACTGGTGGAACGATCAGTTTTTGTTTTCCTGCGACACGAGCGCGCCGCTGGCGAGCAACCGGGAGGCGCTTTGGCAGGAGACTCGCATGAACCTCCAGACCGGCGCTTTCGGAGACCCGGCGGCGACGGACACGCTGATCCTGTTTTGGACGAAAATGGAGGAGCTGCACTACCCCGGCGCGGGCCAGACGCGGAAATACCTGGAGGAGCGCCGGGAGCGGGAGCAGCAGGCCGCCATGCAGCAGCAGATCATACAGCGGCAGACGGCGGCAGCACAGCAGCCCGGCGGCATGGGCCAGCAGGTCCCGACGGAAATGGCCGGCGCTATCGACGCGCAGGCGCAGCAGGACGCGCTGGCGGCCGTTATGGGCGGCCAGAGATAAGGGCAAGACCGGGGACGCCCGGCAGCTATACACGCATGGGAACGCGGGAAAATCCCAAATAAAGCGAAAGGAGGCACGGCCACCATGAGCGAAAAGAGCGTTTACGTCGGCAAGATCAAGAACGGCGGCACGCAGGTCGTACAGGCGCCCATCCAGCGCACGGACGCGAAAAAGGGCACCGTCAAGACCGGCAAGGACCTCCGCACCGGCAAGAAGTGATCCCCACCGGCGCGCGCCGGTAACAATTACGCACGGCAACGCGGGAAAATGCCAACCGGCGACAAGCCGATCAGGAGACTATCATGGCCGAAATGAACGAAGCGAGCATTTATGAGGCGCTTGGCGTCACCCCTGCGGGTGAAGGCGAGAAAGGACAGGAGCCCGCCGCCCCTGCCGCCACGGAGCCGAAGGAGCCGACCGGAGAAGGCGCGAAAGCGCAGGAGCCCGCCGCCCCTGCACCGGAAGGCAAGGAACCCACCGCACAGCCCGCGCCGGACAAACCGGACGGGCAGCCGAAGGCGGAGGACGCAAAGGCGCCGGATCAGCTGACCGAGGAGCAGCGCCGGGATAACGCAGCGCAGCGCCGTCGGCAGGAGCAGGAGGCCGCGATCCAGCAGGCCGTACAGGCGGCTGTGGAACAGGAGCGGGCCCGAAGCAAAAGCGAATGGGATGCTTTCTTCAAACGCGCGAATCTGAAAAACACCCTGACGGGTGCCCCTATTTCCTCGCTGGAGGAGTTCCAGAAATGGGAGGCCGACTTCAAGGCCGCCAAGCTGGAGCGGGACCTGAAAGCGGGGAAACTGACCCCGGAGGCACTGGACGACGCGATCCGCAGCAATCCGACGGTCCAGCAGATGCAGGCCGTCGCGGAGCAGCGGAAGGCGGAGGCGGAAAAGGCCGCAGCCGCAGAATCCAAAGCGAAGATTGACGCCGAGATCGCGGAGATTCACAAGCTCGATCCGAGCATCAACACCACGGCGGACCTGCTGAAAATGCCGAACGCCAAAGAGTTCTATGGGTATGTGCAGAAGGGCAACAGCTTCATCGACGCATACTACCTCGCCAACCGGGCGAGAATCGAGGAGCAGACGGCGGAAGCGGCGAAGCAGCAGGCCATGAACGCCGCCAGGAGCAAGGACCATCTGAACGCCACGGGCACGGCCCGCGGCGCCGGCGCGGTCACGGTCCCGGCGGACGAGCTGGAGCTGTTCAAGATTCTCAATCCGGGCGCCACCGAGGCGGAAATCCAGGCGTACTACAACAAATCCAAGAAAACATGACAGACAGAAAGGAGTCTGAGACACAATGTTTGTTCCCCACAAAAACGCGGCGGGCAACGTGATCCCGTGGGAGTATCTCCCCTGCGGCGCCATCACGCCGAAGATCGGCATGGCGCTCATTCAGAGCTCTGGCAACCTTGCGATTGCCACCGGCTCCGCCGATCCCGCGTATATCTCCATGATCGAGAAGGACAGCGCCTGCACCGCGGGCGACATCATCCCTGTGATCCGCGTGGACCACGACACCATCTACGAGACCAGCAACAGCGCCAGCTTTGCCAGCATCAAGAAGGGCGACAAGGTGACGCTGCACGCCTCCAGCGGCCTCCAGGTCACGGCGACCAAGACCGACGGCGTTGCGGAGGTCGTCGGCTTCGACGACGTTGCAGCGGCCGGCGCGGGCGGCAAGGTCTACGTCCGCTTCTAATCTGGGAAAGGAGAGAAAAACACCATGAAGATCGTATTTTCCGAGGGCTCCGGCCTCAACGACAGCGTTTACGGCAAGTGCCAGGCGCCGATCCGTATGTTCCTGGAGCAGCGCGGCGAGCAGTTTGAGCAGGAGAGCGTGCTGAAGCGCGTCTTTTCGATGGGCAAGAGCGAAAACTATGGCGACCTCATGACCACCATGACCGCCATGGACGGCTTCGACCCCGTGGGCGAATCCGGCGCCTACCCCACCGACGGGATGCAGGAGGGCTACCAGAAGCTCCTGGTCTATGAGACCTGGAAGGACAGCTTCCGCATCAGCGCGGAGATCATCGAGGACAGCAAGCTCCTCGACCTCAAGAAGCGTCCGGCCGCCTTTATGACCGCGTACAACCGCACGCGCGAGAAGTTTGGCGCCTGCCTGTTCGGCAACGCCATCAAGCAGAACACCGCGGCGGCCTACCGCGGCAAGAGCTTCGACATCAAGAGCGCCGACGGTGTGACCCTGTTCAACACCGCGCACCCGCCGAAGGTTGCCGGCGCGAACCAGTGCAACGTGTTCTCCGATGCTTTCAGCGCCGCAGCGCTGGGCAAGATGGAGACCGTGATGCAGCTGTTCCGCGGCGACGACGACGAGATTCTGGACGTCGCGCCCGACACCATTCTGATCCCCAACATCGCCTCGCTGAAAAACGACGTGTTTGCCGCTATCGGCGCCGACAAGGACCCGGCGACGAGCAACAATGCGTTCAACTATCAGTACGGCAGGTGGACGATCATTGTGTGGCCGTATCTCAACCAATTCATTACTGCCAGCACTTCCCCCTGGGTCCTGCTGGACAGCAAGTACAACGAGAACTACGGCGGCGCCGTCTGGAACGACCGCATCCAGCTCGCGGTACGCTCGACCATCGACGAGAACACCGACGCGAACGTGTGGCGCGGCCGCAGCCGCTTCAACGCCACCTTCAACGACTGGCGCTTCGCGGCGGTCGGCGGCGTCTCCGCCGGCAACACGCTCCCGTCCTGATAATCGGGAGGCACTGAGCCAACGGAGGGCAGGGGGCGAAACTGCCCCCTGCCTTTTTCGGTAAGGAGGAAACATGAAAATCTGCGTTTATGCCATCGCCAAAAATGAGGCGGCCTTCGTGGACCGATTCTGTGACGCAGCGGCGGAGGCGGACTATATCGCCGTGCTGGACACGGGCAGCGACGACGGTACGCCGGAGGCGCTGGAAAAGCGCGGCTGCATCGTCGGCAGGGAGATCATTGACCCCTGGCGCTTCGACGTGGCGCGCAACCGCAGCATGGAGCTGATCCCGGCGGACACCGACGTCTGTGTCTGCGTGGACCTTGACGAGATACTGCTGCCCGGCTGGCGGGCGGCGCTGGAGCGCGCGTGGACCGATAAAACGGAAAGCGGGCGCTTTATGAATATCCGCAGCCGGAACGCCGACGGCACGCCGGGCACAGCGTTCTACCATACGAAGCTGCACCGGCCGGGCGTCATGCGCTGGAAATATCCCGTGCATGAGGTCCTTGTGCGTGTGGACGGCAGGCCGGACGGACCGGACGTGACCGTGGCAGACATGGCCGTGGAGCATCTGCCGGATGTCACAAAAAGCCGCGGGCAGTATCTCCCGCTGCTGGAGCTGGCGGCGCAGGAGAATCCGACGGACGCACGCAGCGCGCATTACCTGGGCCGGGAATATATGTTTTACGGCCGATGGGACGACGCGATCCAAGAGCTGCTGCGGCACCTGGCGCTGCCGACCGCCAAATGGCGGGAGGAGCGGGCGGCCAGCAAGCGATACCTGAGCCGCTGTTATGCCGGAAAGGGCGAAAAGCAGGAGGCTATGCGCTGGGCCATGAACGCCGTCTGCGAGCAGCCGGAGCTGCGAGAGGACTGGTACGAGGCGGAGCGGGCTGCCTACGCGCTGGAGGACTGGAGCGGCGTGCTTTACTTCGGACAGCACGCGGCGGCCATCACAAAACGGTCCGACGTCTGCATCAACGAGGAGGAGGCGTGGGGCGCCGGCGTTTACGATCTGCTTTCCCTCGCCTGCTGGAACTTCGGAGACATGGGAAAGGCGCGGGACTACGGCGAGCTGGCCGCAAAGCTGGCGCCAGAGGACGAGCGGATCAAAAAGAACCTGGAGTATTACAGAAAGGCGGCGATGATATGACGCTACGGCAAGTGATCCAGATGGTTGACGAAGTGAAGCCCAACGCCTTCACGACCGCCAACAAAATCGAATGGCTGAACAACCTGGAGGGAACGCTGGCCGCAGAAGTGTTCCTAATGGCACCGGAGGAGATCGCGCAGCTGCACTACGGCCCCGGCGATCTGGACAAGGAGCTCCTGGTCGATCCGCCATACGACGACATCTACGAGCTGTACCTGGAGGCGGAGATCGACCGGGCCAACGGCGAGTACAACAAGTATCAGAACACCATGCAGAGCTACAACGCCCGCCGCGGAGACTTCGTGACCTGGTTCTGCCAGATATGGGACCCCGCGCAGGGCTACCGGAAGGAGAGACCAAGACGATATGGGACTGTATGAAAATCCCCCCTATTACATCACGGCCTACGGCCTCGCGGTAAAGCAGGGCTTCAAGGGCACGCTGGACGAGTGGCTGGCGAGTCTGCGCGGCCCGACCGGCCCGGCGGGAGCGGGCGTGGTTATCAAAGGCGTCTACGAGACGCTGGCGGACCTGATCGCGGCGCATCCGACCGGCGAGGCCGGCGACTATTACAACGTCGGCACCAGCGACGAGGACTACATCACCTATTTCTGGAACGTCGAGAGCGAGGAATGGGACAGCATTTCCATCATCGGACCGACAGGACCGACCGGCGACATCGGCCCGACCGGCCCCACGGGGCCAGAGGGACCGACAGGACCGACGGGCGATACCGGCGATACCGGCGACACCGGACCTGTCGGAGAGACCGGACCGCAGGGCGACACGGGACCCACAGGCGCAACCGGCCCCACCGGAGATACCGGCCCGACAGGGCCGACCGGCGACACCGGGCCAACGGGCGACACGGGACCGACCGGAGACACCGGCCCGACCGGCCCAACGGGACCAACCGGCCCGACAGGGCCGACCGGCCCGACCGGCGACACGGGACCCACCGGGCCGACAGGAGGAACCGGGCCGAGAGGATATACCGGAGACACCGGCCCGACCGGGCCTACCGGAGACACCGGACCGCGAGGGCCCACGGGAGATACAGGACCCACCGGCCCCGAAGGTCCTACCGGCCCCACGGGCGACACCGGCCCGACAGGCCCCACGGGACCGACAGGGCCGACTGGAGATACCGGCCCGCAGGGAACGGGCGACACCGGCCCAACAGGCCCGACCGGACCAACTGGAGACACCGGACCGCAGGGGCAGACAGGTCCCACCGGTCCGACAGGTCCCACCGGCCCGACAGGTCCCACGGGACCGACGGGCGACGGCTTCAAGGTGCTGGGCTTCTATTCCACGCTGACGGCCTTGCAGCTTGCCGTGCCGAATCCGAACACGGGCGACGCCTACGGCGTCGGCGCCGGCGAGCCCTACGACATCTACATTTGGGACGGCGCAAACAGCGCGTGGGTGAACAACGGCACGATCCAGGGTGCGAAGGGCGACACCGGGCCGACCGGCGACACGGGTGATCCCGGAACGGCTGCGACTATCGAGATCGGCACCGTGGAGACGCTGGCGCCGAACATGAACGCCTACGCCACAAACGTCGGCACGCCGAACGCCGCGACCTTCAATCTCGGCATCCCCCGCGGCGCGACCGGCGACACGGGACCGAACGGCCCTACCGGCCCCACCGGCCCGACTGGAGACACCGGACCGCAGGGCACCGGAGACACCGGCCCCACCGGCGACACCGGCCCGACGGGCCCGACGGGACCGACGGGCCCGACTGGACCGGACGGACCGACCGGAGATACTGGCGACACCGGCCCCACAGGACCGACAGGGCCAACCGGGGCGACAGGGCCGGAGGGACACACCGGAGACACCGGCCCCACCGGCGACACCGGCCCGACCGGTCCGACCGGGCCGACCGGTCCGACAGGCCCGACCGGAGACACAGGCGCAACCGGCGCAACAGGCGCAACAGGAGCAACAGGCGCAACAGGAGCGACGGGCCCCAATGCCGTCAGCGGCACGACAGATACCGGCCTGACCGGATATTTGTACGGCAACGGATCGAAGGTGCTGGCAAAGACGCCGGACTCCACGCCGACATGGGGGAGCGGCGAGATCATCAAGAGCGGCGGCGTTGCCTTGTACGGTCCCCCTCCCTTGTATCTCTACGAGGGCAAGGACCTCGCCACGGCGTTCGCCTCCGAAATCTCCGGTTACGCGAACGTGTGGGCATGGCTGAAAGCGCGCCTGACGGCAAAGAACCTCAGCGGCATTTTCGTCAAGGACTACATCACGGTCACGACCACGGACAGCAAAACGCTGGTAATGCAGATCGCCGGCATCAACCACGACCTGAACTTCACGGACAATCAGATCACGGCATGGCACATCGACTTTATCAGTAAGGACTGCTGGGGGGCATACCACGTCTGGAACAAGGTGAACTACAACAACGGCCTGTCAACGCAGAAATCCCCGTGGTGCGCCAGCGATCTCAAAGCGTTCCTCAACGCGGAGAGCGCGAACGTCCCGAACGGAACCGGAGCGGACCCCGCGACGACGGCTGTGAACTACTCCAGCACCGGCATCTATGCCCTGCTGCCCACCGCACTCAAAAACGTCATTATCGAGCGGCGCGCGCTGCCGCCGCAGCGGTACACCGCGGGCAGCCTGCTCACCGACGACAACAGCTGGGGATGGGACAACATCGGAAAGCTGTGGGTGCCGGACGAGACCGAAGTGTACGGACAAATCGCCTGGGGCACGCGAAGCGGTTACAGCGTCGGAATCTCGCATCAGTACGAGATATTCCGGGACGCCAAGACCAGGATCAAGGGCCTGGGCAACGGCGGCAGCCGTTGCCACTGGTGGCTGCGGTCTGCGTACTCTGGCAACTCCACGTACGCGGCGTACGTCAGCCGCCACGGCTACGCCGACTACAACAACGCATCGTACGCCAGCATCGCGTTCCCCGTCTGCTTCCGAATTTCTGCTTAATCCATCCGAATCTCCCGCCCCCTGCGGGCGGGAGAGAGAAAGGGAGACCAAATGAGCAACGTAATCGAGCGATACCGGCGCACGTCTCAGATGGAGTTTTACCGGAACGCGCTGGAGCTGCAAGAGGACATGATGAAGTTTCTGCTACGCGAAAAGAACGTCCCGCGGAAGTACAGAGGCGTCGTCACCTATCCCATTGTGGCAGCGTTTGACGAGCTCTTTGATCTGATGCACCAGGCAAACCGCATCTACGCCGACGCGGAGGAAAGCACGGCGAAGCGGCGGGAGATACAAACCGCCTGCATCCGCAAGGTGGACGACATCTACCGCCTGCTGCAACGGACCGTCTCCCTTTTATGGAAGGACAAGCTGAAATCCAAGACGCCGAGCGCCGAGCAGCAGCGGCTCCGAAACGCCCTGAATGATTTTGCCACGCGGCTAAAGCGCGAGGAGGAGCTGCTGACCGGCTGGCGGAACAGCACCAAGCAGAACAAGAGACGCCCAAAAGAATAATCATCATCGGTTATGGCCTGCAATGCTTTCGGGCAGCCGTTGCAACTGGTGGCTGCGGTCTGCGAACTCTGGCAACTCCACGAACGCGGCGAACGTCAACAACAACGGCAACGCCAACAACAACAACGCATCGAACGCCAGCATCGCGTTCCCCGTCTGATTCCATACTACCCCCGACTGATTCCGCGAAGCATCAACGGCCTGTTTCGACAGTAGGCCGGAAACGGCCGAACTCAGTGCCAGGAGCCCGCCCATTATGGGTACATGGAAGGAGACCACAACCGTCCCGAAAGGGTGAATACGCACCGCTGCCTTTGGGAAAGCAGCGTTTCTCGACGCGGCCGGCCGGACGCTTCTTGCATGGCGGGGGATGGCGACATGAGCCGACGGAATCCGGCGAGTACCCCGTTTCATGACCGTTGCCGCAGAGTAGCACACAACGCGCCCCTACAAGAACACTACGCGAGGTGCAATATCCCATGACGAGCGAAGAACGACACGAGGCGCGGTATCAGCGCCGGAAGGCGGAACGCGAGCGCAAACGGAGGGCGAAGCTGGACGAGTATGACAGCTTTGAACGGGCGGCCTCTCCGTCGGCGCTGATCTGCGCGCACTTCGACACGCGCCGGGGCGTCCTCTGGAAGTACAGCCCGGCGAAGTACGAACAAAACTATATCCGCAACGCGGTCATTTCCTCCGAGCGGCTGCAGCAGGGAAAGAACGTCTGCCAGGGCTTCTATTCCTTCCGCATCATCGAGCGAGGCAAAGAGCGTGAAATCCATTCCGTGCACTACACGGAGCGGGTGATCCGGCGGAGCGTCTGCATCAACTGTCTTGTGCCCATCCTGTCGAGCAATCTGATCTATGACAACGGCGCAAGCCTGGAGGGCAAGGGCATCACGTTCGCAGCGAACCGGACGGCGGCCCATCTGCATCGGTATTTCCGGGAGCACGGAGACAACGAGGGATATGTGATCGTCATAGACTTCCGAAAATACTTTGACAGCATCCGGCATGACCGGCTGTTTGCAATCCTGGACCGCTTCCTGCTGGACGAGCGGCTGAACCGGCTGGCAAAGGAGTTTGTGATAGCCGGCGACGCGGCGAGACCGGAGGAGCACAAAGGCCGCGGCCTGTTCATCGGGCCGGAGGACAGCCAGATATTCGCTATCGCATTTCCCAACGCCATCGACCATTACATCAAGGACCGGCTGCGCTGCCGGTATTACGAGCGATACAACGACGACTCCATCATCATCGTCAGGGAAAAGGAGCGGGCCCGGCAAATCCTGGACGAGCTGCTGGCGCTGTACGACGAGGCGGGGATCATCCCAAATCCAAAGAAAACGCAGATCGTCAAGCTGAGTCATGGTTTTACTTTCCTGAAAACGAAATACCGGCTGGAGCCGAACGGCCGCGTCGTGCGGACGCCGGCGCGGGCCGGGATTGTCCGGGAGCGGCGAAAGCTCAAAAGTTTCCGGCGCTTCATGGACGCCGGAGAAATGACACAGGCGCAGGCGGATCAATCGTATATGTCATGGCGCGGGTACATCCGCAAGGGGAAGAACGCCGGGCGGACCGTTCGGCAGATGGACGCGCTCTATGCGGCGCTGTTTCACACGAAACCGTGGAAAAAGAAAACGAACAAAGGAGGAGACCATCATGGACCGGAAAGATGAAATCCAGGGCGAGATCAACGCCCTCAAACAGCTCTTGTCCCATACGGACTATCAGGCAATCAAGCACAGCGAGGGCGTCATGCCGGAGGAGGAATTTGCACCAATCCGCATCCAGCGGCAGGCGTGGCGTGACCGCATCAATGAGCTGGAGGCGCAGCTGGAGCCGGAGGCGGAGACATGACAGAGGCGATCATCGGCGCAATCATCGCCGCGGCGGCCACCATCTTCGGACAATGGCTGATCTCCCGCGGGCAGCATGACAAGCTGATCGCGGAGCTCGAACAGAAAAGCGCCGTCTCCGACACGGAGATCAAGGGAGACATCGCGGTTATCAAAGCGGAGGTATCTAGCCTCCGCAAAGAGGTCGAAAAGCACAACGGCGTCATGGAGCGGACGTTTCAGCTGGAAAAGGACGTCGGCGTGCTGGACGAGAAAATCAAGGTTGCAAACAACCGGATTGGAGACTTGGAAAGGAAGGTAGACCAATGAGCAACAAAACCTATGACATCCTGAAATGGATCGCGCAGATCGTTCTGCCAGCGCTGGGCACGCTGTACTTTGCGCTGAGCGAGATTTGGGGCCTGCCATACGGGGCGCAGATCGTCGGCACCATCACGGCCGTCGATGCGTTCCTGGGCGCGCTGCTGGGCATCAGCACAGCGCAGTACAAAAAGACGCTGGAGGAACAGAAGAATGAAAGGAATTGACAGCGCCGCGCCGCTGACGGCGAAAGCGGCCGAGATCGCCGCGGGGCTGGGCATCGCCTTCTCCGGCCGGTATCTTGTGCCGAGCAACGGCGGGAAGAACTGGAAGGCACTGACGGCGGACGAGGCAGCGCACATCCGGGCCGCCGGGCTGGCAATCCTGCTGGTGTGGGAAATGGCGGCGGACCGCGCCAAAGGCGGAGCGGCCGCCGGCGCGCAGGACGGCGCCAGAGCGCGCCAGCTCGCGCAGGAAATGGGCATCCCGGCGGGGACGACCATCTTCTTCGCCGTGGACTACTGCCCGCAGGAGGGCGAATACGGTATCATTGAGGAGTACATCCGCGCGGCGGACATGGCCTGCGGCGAATACACCGGGGGCGTCTACGGCAGCTATTACGTCGTGGAGGCAATGGCCGCGCGCGGGGCCTGCACGAAGTTCTGGCAGTGCGTCGCATGGAGCAGCGGCAAGCACTCCGACAAGCGGCAGGTCTATCAATACCAATGGAGCGGCGGCGCGGAGTCCATGAGCGTCGCGGCGCAGATCGGGATTAGCGTGGACATGAACAGCTGCGACGACCTGGAGGCCGCGGGCCTCTGGCTGCCGGAGAAAGCGGAGGAGCCGGAAACGGAGCCGAAGCGCTACAACACCGTTGCGGAGATCGAGGCGGCGGCGCCCTGGGCCGTTGCGACGATCTATAAGCTGATCGCCAACGGCTGCATCCAGGGCAAGGGCAGCGCGTATGACGCCGACGGAAACCCGGCGGACATGGACCTGAGCATGGATATGATCCGCGTGTTCGTCATTCACGACCGCGCCGGACTCTATCCCGAATGAAACGAGGCGGCCCGGAACCATGCCGGGCCGCCGGATAAAGGAATGAGGCGAAACGCATGGCTTCCAACTGGCTCTACATCGACACGAATTTTCCGACCTTCACCGGCGAGGAGAGCACCGAGGAAAAGGTCACGACCATACAAAACTATATGTTCATGCTGGTGGAGCAGCTGCGCTACACCCTGCACAATCTGGACCTGAGCAACATGAACGAAACGGCCGTCAACGAGTTCAAGGACGTGCTGACGGACCCGATCTACGCCTCCATCGCGGACACGAACGGCAACCTTGCACAACTGGCCGTCACGGCCACGGAGATCGCCACGCGCGTCAGCAATGCCGAGGGGGACATATCCACCTTGCAGCAGACGGCGGCCGGCATCAGCGCCACGGTAACGAATCAGGCGGGCCAGATCGCACAGCTCCAGATTACCGCGCAGGGCCTCACATCCCGCGTCAGCACGGCGGAAGGAAACATCAGCACCTTGCAGCAGACGGCCACGAGCATCAGCGCTACCGTCAGCAATCAGGGCGGGCAGATCGCGGCCTTGCAGGTGACGGCAAACGGCATCGCCACGCGCGTCAGCAACGCGGAGGGAAACATCAGCACGCTCCAGCAGACGGCGAGCAGCATGAGCTCCACCATCAGCACGCAGGCCGGGCAGATTTCCTCCTTGCAGCAGACGGCAAACAGCATCAGCAGCACCGTCAGCAACCAGGGCACGGCAATCTCCTCCTTGCAGCAGACGGCGAACAGCCTGAGCTCCACGGTCTCCACGCAGGGCGGGAAGATCAGCACGCTCCAGCAGACGGCGAACAGCCTGAGCACGACCGTCTCCAGCCAGGGCACGGCGATCAGCAGCCTCCAGCAGACCGCCAACAGCATCAGCTCCACCGTCTCCACGCATACGGGTCAAATCTCCAGCTTGCAGCAGACGGCGAGCTCGCTGAGCTCCAGGATCACGAACAACGCCGGCGCAATCTCCTCCCTGTCGCAGTATGTGGACAGTCTCACGCTGTCCGTATCGAACGGCAGCGACAGCTCAACCATACAGCTCAAAGCCGGCAGCACGATCATTTCCAGCAAAAGCATCTATTTCTCCGGCATGGTGACATATTCCGACCTGAGCACGAGCAACAGCTATACGACCATCAACGGCGCCAACATCAAAACCGGCACGATCCAGGCCAACAACGTCGGCGTCAGTAACCGTTTTTCCCTATATTCCGGCGGAACGCTCTACGGGTATATGGGCTGCGGCTATGGCTACGACGGCCAAAACTACACCTACGGCGCGATGCTATCAAGCGCCTACGGCTATTACGTCCTGGCGACAAACGCCGGCGTCCGCATGACGGCGGGCAGCAGCAGCATCTACGTCATTCCGAACGGCTGCCGCAGCACGAAAGAGATCACCGTGGACTCCGACCGGCGCGTCAAGGAGGACATCGACTACGACATGACACGGTATGAGGCGTTCTTCCTCAACCTGCGCCCCTGTGTCTATCACCGGAAGGGCATGGAGCGGCGGCTGCATACCGGCTTTGTCGCGCAGGACGTGGAGGCCGCGCTGGCGGCGGCATCGCTGCAATATGAGGACTTCGCCGCACTGGTGAAGGACCCGCACACAAACCCGGAGTACGGCATCGCCTACGGCGAATTTGCCGCGCTGAACACATACATGATCCAGAGATTGATGCAGCGCGTGGAGGCGCTGGAAAGGAGGACAGCATGAAAAGACTGATCGAACAGGTGGACCGCATCCTGGCAATGCTGGAGGTCAAGGGCGACAGCGTGATGCTCCTGGCGGACGCCCGACGCGCGCTGGGCCAGCTCTACCAAATGGCGCCGGAGGAGAAAACGCCGGAGGACGAAGGGAGTGAAACGCCGTGAAGCTGCCGAGCATGATCTACGGCGACGACATCCGAAAAGGCCGGCAGGTGCAGTTCGGCGGGCTCAATCACAACCTGGGCGCCGGAGACGGCGAGCTTTGGGACATGGAGAACCTGACGAGCGACTACTACCCCCTGCTGGCGACGCGGCAGAAGCGCCGGCTTTACCGGACGATCACGAAGCCGAACGGGATATTTTCCTGGGACGCGCTGGCCTGGGTGGACGGCACAAAGTTCTACTACGACGGCATAGAACGCGGGACCGTGACGAACGGGAAAAAGACCTTTACCGCGCTGGGCGTGTATATCATCATCCTCCCGGACAAGAAATACTACAACACCGCGACCGGGGACTTCGGGAGCCTGGAGAGCGCATGGTCCGGCTCGCGCATCACGTTCACGAACGGCAGGCTGTACGACGAGGACGCGGAGGCCAACTGCATCGAGGTCACAAATATCTCATGGTCCAACTATTTCCGCGTGGGCGACGCCGTGACGATCTCCGGCTGCACGACGCACCCGGAGAACAACAAGACGCCCATCATCCGGGAGATCAGCGGCAACAAGCTCTATTTCTACGAGCACACATTCAAACTGAGCGGGAGCGAGGGCGACACGCCCTATACGGAGATCGGCACCATGTCGATCAAGCGCGCCGTGCCGGACCTCAAATACATCTGCGAGAATGAAAACCGCCTTTGGGGCTGCGACGACAACACGATCTACGCGAGCAAGCTGGGCGACATCTTCAACTGGAATGTGTTTGACGGGCTCCAGACAGACAGCTATGCCGTGGACACCGGCAGCGCGGGAAAATTCACGGCCTGCGTGAGCTACCTGGGCTACCCGGTATTCTTCAAGGAGGACCGCATCTACAAGGTGTACGGCAGTATGCCGAGCAATTACGAGGTCATGGGCAGCGCGACGCTGGGCGTGGCCGCCGGGAGTGACCGGAGCATCGCCATCGCGGGAGAGATTCTGTTCTACCTGAGCACGGCGGGCTTTATGGCATATTCCGGAGGAATCCCGCAGCCCATCGGGCGGGCCTTCGGACTGACGCGGCAGCGCAACGCCGTCGGCGGCAGCGACGGGCTGAAATACTACGTCAGCTTTCAGGACGAGAACGACGCCACGCGCTTCTGCGTCTACGACGCGCAAATGGGACTGTGGCACATCGAGGACGCGACGGCGGCCGTGGGCTTCTGCCGATATAACGGCAACACCTACGTCCTGGAGGAGAGCGGCGGCATCTTTCTCACCGGGACCATCCTGGGCAGTGCCGGCACCGAGGAGGCGGACTTCTCATGGACGGCGGAGTTTGGGGATTATACCGAGCTGGGGAAAAGCGCCGACCTAGGGCCGAACAAGAAGGGCGTCTCCAAAATTCAAATCCGGCTGGAGCTGGAGGAGGGCGCCACGGCGACGGTCTATCTCCAATTCGACAGCACGGGAGACTGGATTCAATGCGGACAGGCCATGCAGGAGGGCGCGAAGCGCAGCTACTACCTCCCCATCGTGCCGCGCCGCGGGGATCACTACCGCATGAAGATCACCGGCACCGGGGGATGCCGCATCTATTCGCTGGTCCGCGAGTATTACAACGGATCGGAACTGAAATCTTTGCAAGGGAGGAACTGAGAAATGGCATATTCCTATGAGGACTTTGAAAACGCGGCCAACCAGGCGGGGCTGCTGGGGCAGTTTTCGCAGTATGACCTTGATCTGGCGCGGGCGCACCCGGAGGCGGGCCTGAGCATACTGAGCTTGAAAAAGGACTACGCCAACGCCACCACGCCGGAGCAGAAGGCGCTCATAAACGAGGCGGCCAACCAGGTCCGCAGCAGCTACGGCAGCTATACCGGCGGCACAGACGGCAGCCAGTATTACGCCGTCACGCCACACACGCAGACCAGCGACATCGACCAGCAGATCAACGGCGTGCTGGGCCAGATCGGCAACTACGGCTCCTTCGCGTATGAGAACGACGACGCATACAAGGCGGCGCTGGCGGCCGTCGTGAACGCGAACCCGTTCAGCTTTGACTACGGCAACGCGGATATGTACCAGCGGGCGCTGGAGGCGCTTGCCAACGCCCCGTCGTTCAACTTCGACTACGCCAACCAGGACGCCTACCAAAAGGCGCTGGACGCCGTAGCGAACGCGCCGTCCTTCGAGTACGGCAAGGAGGCGCCGACCTATGTGAACGCCTACGAGCAGCAGCAAAAGGACCTGCTGGACAAGGTGGTGAACCGCGAGCAGTTCAGCTACGACAAGGACACGGACCCCGTGTACGGCAGCTACAAAAAGAGCTATCTGCGCGAGGGCGACCGAGCCACGGCGAACGCGCTGGCGCAGGCGAGCGCTGCCAGCGGCGGCCGGGCCAGCAGCTACGCCGTCAACGCGGCGACGCAGGCCGGCGACTACTACGCCACCAAGCTCAACGACATCATCCCGACGCTGTATCAGCAGGCGTTCGACCGTTACCTCCAGGAGTATCAGATGAAGCTGAGCGACCTGAACGCCGTGAACGGGCAGGAGCAGCTGGACTATCAGCGGTATCTGAACGAGCTGGGGCAATTCAACACGGACCGCGGCTTCGCACTGGACGCTTACAACACCAACGCGGCGCAGCGCCTGAACGCGCTGAACGCGCTGCTGTCGGATCGCGGGCAGCAATACAACGAGCAGATGGGCGCTTACGATGCAGACCGGCAGGCCCGCATGGACGCCATGAACGCCCTAATGAGCGACCGCGGCCAGCAGTACAACGAGCAGATGGGCGCCTATGACGCGAACGCGCAGGCACGTCTGAACGCGCTGAACGCGCTGACCGGCGACCGGCAGCTGGCCTACGGCGAGTGGGCCGATCAGTACGAAATGCTCCAGAACTACCTCAAAAACCTCCAGGGCCAGAGCGACACGATCTACGCCCGCGCGCTGGACGACGAGAACCGCCGCCTTGCGGAGCGGCAGTATGCCGACAAGCTGACGCAGCAGGATTTTGAAAACCAGCTTGCGCTGGCGACCTACGCCGCAGAGCTGGGCGACTATTCGCTGCTGGAGGCGCTGGGCATCAACCCAAACACGGAGAACGTGTACCAGCTCGCATTGGCCGCAGCGGGCAAGCTCGCCGGCGGTGTGGCCGGAGGAACGGCCGGAGGAACCGGAGGCACCGGCGGCGGATATACCGGCGGCGGCACCGGAGGGAGCGGCGGAACCGGGAGCGGCGGCAAAACCGAAGTGGACGCAGCGTTCAAGCAGACCGTCCTGGCAACCTATCCCGACGGCGTTGTGACGAACCCGGACGACTGGCAGACGCTCCTTGCCTATTACGACGAGGAGACGCTGAAAGCGGCAGGCATTACCTACAAAGGAGCGGATCAGCAAGGGGCCGGAGCGGCAGGCGACGGACTCACAACGTCGGCGTACAACATGGCGGCCCGCGGCATCCTGGAGAACTGGCAGAACGGCAAGGCCGACGCGGCCCGCCAGGGCATCGCGGACATCTGGAACAGCCTGAGCGCGCAGCAGCAGGAGAACCTGCGGACCACGCTGATAAACGCAGGTGCCGGCGCGCTGTTTAACAGCGGGATCGGCAGCGCTGGAAATGGATATGTGCCGATGGGCGACCTGAACCGGGAAAGCAACCATTCCGGCACCGGCGGGCTGGAGATCAACCTGGGCTCCGTGGAGGCGCTGGGCTACGGACCGATCAGCGCGGACCGTCTGGCGGAGCTTGTGCAGCAGGGGCTTGTCGAGGAGTACGTCAAGGACGGGAAGCGGTATTTCCGGCGCGTGCAGCAACCGCTGACAGGCGCAAACAATCTCTTTAGTATCTCCAGCCGCTTCGGCTGAGAAAGCGAGGAAGCGCATCATGGCAAACAACAGCTTTACGGCGCAGTATGACGCAGCACGAAAGAAAAAGGAGGAGGAACAGGCAAGCGCTGTTCTCCCCTCCTTTACCCCGCTGGCACTGTCGCTGCCGACGCTGGAGCCGGTCGTGCCGCAGCGGGCGGACAACCACAGCGTCCTCCATCAGATCGAGCAGGAAACCGGCCGGAACGCGACGGCGGAACGGCTGGCGCCGGTCCAGAAGCCGCAGACCATCCTGGGCGCAATCAGAGAACTCCCGAAGCTGATAGGCGAAGGCATCCAGGCAAAGGCAAAGGTTGAGGCCGACATGGCGACGGATGATATTATCGACCCGCTGGAGGCGGCCGGGCTGGGCCTTGCGAAAGGCATGGGCGCGCTGTCCGCCGGGGAAGCAATCGGCGCGGGCATCGGGAAGATCACCGGAAACGAGGACATCCAGAAGCGGGCCCGCGAGGCCTCTGACATCAACGACCAAATGCTCAAAGAGGCGAAGGAGCAGAACCCCCTCGCCTTCGGCGCCGGTAACATCGGCGGAAACCTAATGCTAATGTCAGGCATCGGGCAGGGCCTCGGCGCGATCAAGGGCCTCGGACAACTGCCGACGATTGCACGCGGCGCGATCACCGGCCTCGGAACGCTGGCAGGAGCGGAGGCAATCCACGGCGCCGGAGCGGCAGCCACGGGAAAGATCACGCCAGGCGAATATGCGAAGAATGTGGCCGTCAGCGGCATCGCCGGAGCGGCCGGTGGCGCGCTCAGCGCAGGCGTGAACGCCGCGGGCTTGAAGCTGCTGCGCGGGATGAACAAGGCGAAGGATGGCGTTATTACTGCCGGCAGTGATTTCATCGGCGCGCAAAACAAGGTGCTGCCGAACGTGCTGCTGGGCGGCGCGTCCTCCCTGGGCTACTCCGCCGGCGTGACCGGGACACAGGAGCTCAGCAAGGCCATCACCGACGAGGACTACACGCCGGACTGGAATCAGATCGGGACGAGCGCACTGACGGCTTTTGCCTTCGGCGCGTTCAATGCGTATCTGCGCACGGCGCAGACGAGCGAAGCGAACCGGAGCACGATGCAGCAGGTCAACGACGCCGTGCAGGACAGCTACCGGAAATGGAGCGAGGCAACAGACCCGGCAATCAAAGCGCAGTATGCAGAGGAGACCGCAGCGTGGGCAGACCGGGCAATCAAATCGCTCGCAGATATGCAGATCGTCGGAGCGGATCAGCAGGTCCGCGACATGGCGGACTTTCTCTGGAACATCGAGCAGGAAATGGCGGCCTATACAACGCTCAACACGAATTTCGGAGCGGAGCTTGGAGCGGGCGGCGCGCTTGTTCCAGGCATGGCCGGCGGACTTGCACCGACCGGCGGGCAGCCGACGCCGGGCGCGCCGCAGGGGACGCTGCCGGATCAGACGGGCGCGCTGGCGGCGCTGGCCGTAAACGGAAACGTCCCGGCGGCGGCACCGAAAGCGCAGCCGGAGGGGCTAACGCTGCCCACGCTGGAGCCGGAAAATGCACGAAACGCGAAAAATCTGCCCACAGCAGAAGGAAAAATGCCCACGCAGGCCGCAAATTTGTCAGAAGGCACAGGGAAAATGCCCACAGAGCGGTACAGTCTGCGCGACGTTCCCGTGCCGACCTACGAGGAGCTTGTGGCAAAACCGGACATGACCGTGGTGGACGTGCGCCGGCCGCAGACCGGGAACTTTGCAGAGGAGCGCGCCGCGTTCCTGGACAGCCCGGCGGCGAAACAGATGTATTCCGCGCCCGTTGTCAACCGCGACACAGGCGAGGGCATCTTCATCACGCCGGCCACCATGACGCATACGTTCTCAAATGAGGGATGGGAGCAGATCGAGCTGGCGGAGCATCTGCCGGAGATCGTCGAGACCGCTGTGCTGACGCACGCGGAGCCGAGCAGAAAAGCGCCGGACGACAGAACGACCGGCGTATATACTCTGTTCGGAGCGGCGCTGACGGACGCAGGCGTGCAGCCCGTGAAGCTGACCGTGAAGGAATACAACATCGAAAAGCAGGCGATCCCGGCAACTATCGCGGAATACCTGGGGACCGGCGTGCAGCCGGAGACCTACGCAAGCGTCTATGACGGGAAGGTGCTGGTGCTGGAGAACATAGAAAAAGAAAGTCCCTCCAGTTCAGCAGCAACCGACGCGGCCGAAAAGGCCGCCGTTTACCACCCTTCGGGACTTTCTGCAATCAGTGTAAAGGATTTGCTTTCGCTTGTCAAGGGGGACGCGGCGCGCTATGTGCCGCAGCCGGAGAGCGGAGCGGTCCAGATCATGCCCGGCAACGCCGGCGCTCAAATTCAAAACGGAGGTATGACGAATGGAAACGAAGGAAGCGCGGGGCCTCAGCTTGCCGGCCCAGGAGGGAACGAAGCGGGCCAAAATGCCGTGGGAGAAACGGGTGCTCTATACCGTGGAGACGCCGGAGGGCGACCTGATGAGCTTGGACGAGGAGCAGCTGACGCAATACGCATCCGGGGCGGGAGCAAAGAAAACCGAGCCCTGACGCTCCAGCGCCAGCGGGCCGCGATGGAGCAGCCGTTGGCAAGCCCGGCGGACTTCGGCATCGAGAACGGGAGCGCAAATCCGACGCTGCGCGTGCTGCCGGAGGCGGACTATGACGCCGAGGCCACGGAGTTCACCGAATGGGCCTATGAAAGAGGCGTCAAGGACGTCAAGATTGTAACGGGCCTGATCCAGATCGAGACGCCGGAGGGCCCCGTCTCTGTTCTTGACGTAATCAACAAGGACACGGGCACACTTATCATCCGCGGCGACAGCCTGAAACGCAGCCTGAGCGAGACCGGACGCCACAGCGTCGGCCACTTCGTCACAGGGCAGGCGCAGGTGGAGAGCTTCGAGAGAGCGATCAAGGGCCGATACAAGGAGGAGGCGTGGGGCCACCTATTTGATACATACCGGAGGTCCTGGGCGCCGCTGACAAACAACTACGAAGGCATGACGGAGCGGGAGACCGAGCTGTATGTGTGGGAGGAAATCATGGAGGACGCCTACGCCGGCGTGGACAACTACGGAACAAAGGCGAGCGTGTACAGCCGCGAGGCGCTGGCGGTCATTGACGGCACGCAGGAGACCGGAGAGCTGACGCTGCCGACGCTGGACAACGCGCCGGCCGGGACGCAGCCGGAGATCAACGGCATCCGCGGGCCGCCTGCCAGGTATCTCTACGCAGGAAAGAACGCGCGCAGCGCCGACAGCGAGGCGCTGGCCGAGGCGGAGCGGCTGGAAATGCAGGGGCTTGACCCGGAGGACATCCGCCAGGAGACGGGATGGTTCCGCGGCGACGACGGCCTGTGGCGCTATGAGATCGACGACAGCGGCATGGAATACAGGAGCCAGGGCGATATGGCGTATATGCAGGACCCGGAGTACAGAGAGTATCTGGAGCTTTGGGACAAGGTTGTCGCCAGGAGCGAGGGGACGGACGAGGAGCTGGACCGCGTGCGCGAGCTGGACAAGAAGTACAGCGGCGTCGGAAGAATCGCAGCGTTCAAGATGTACGAGGGACGCGCAAAGCTGGCGGACATCATCCAGCACGACGAGCTCTTCCGCGCATACCCACAGCTTAGGAACACTTCCGTCAGGTTTACGGACCTCCCGAAAGGCGTACGCGGAGAATACGACCCGTCAGAAAACGCGATCACGCTGGACCATTCCCTCCGGGACGCGCCGGAGAGCACGCTGATCCACGAAATCCAGCACGCGATCCAGCGGGCAGAGGGATTTGCCAGAGGAGCGAACACGGAATACTGGCAGCGGCAGCTTGACAACGGCTTCGATAACCGGACGCACGACGAGCTGCGCCACGCCGAGGACCTGGAGCGGCAGTATGACGTGATGGAGAAAAGCGATCCTGCTTTCATGCGGGAGGCGGAGGCGCTTTATGCCACGGTCCCGGATTTGCCCCGCGGCAAAGTTGATTGGGACACGCTGGAGCAGATCGAGGAGGACCCGCCGGAGTGGCAGGCGTTCGACGCAAAGCGCGACGCGCTGGAGGAACGGTACGGCTGGGAAAAGATCGGGCGGTTCTTCGACCTGAAATACGACATGGAGAAGGCCCGGAGCGGCAAGCGCAACGCTTACGACCTCTACCGGGACACGGCCGGCGAGATCGAGGCACGCGACGCCGCATCCCGCCGAACCATGACACCGGAGGAGCGGCGCGAGCTGCCGCCGGCGCGGGGCGGAGGAAACGCCGTTTTCAACTTCAACGACTACGAGGAGCTGGCGCAGGAGCGGGATGCAAGCGAAAAAGAAACCCGCCTGCAAGAAATTCAGGAGGAAGTGCGGGCGCTAAAGGAGCAAGAGGAAAAGTACGCTGCGGGACCGGAATATCAGGAAATGATGGACGCCGTGAGCGCACACCTGGCGCGCGAAGGGTCACGCTTTGAAAAGGACGCGGAGTTCGACGCGGCCTTGAAAAAGTATCATCAGTGGCAGGTGGAGAGCGGGTATTCCGACGTATATCAGCGCAGAGAGGCGCTGGAGAACGAAGCAAAAGAGCTCCAGCGGCAGATCGACAAGGAAAGAAAAGCCGCAGCCGAGGAAGCACGCGACGAGCGGCGCAAACAGTACAGCCCGGAAATGTCCTCAAAGTACGCAGCAAAGGCCGCGCGGAAGTTTGGGACGACGAGCAGGTTTGACCTTGCTGGGTATCTCACAACAAATGGATCGCTGCTTGATTTTTCTGAGGGCCAGGGCTACCGCGTGGCAGATCATAGGCAGATTGCGGAAATCCTTGATTTTCTGCCGGACGATCATTCATACAGCGAGGGAATGATCGAGTTTATGAACCTGGGCAACATCCGCCTGCAAAGCTACGGCATCGACATCACAAAACCGCCGACAGCGAAACAGGTGCCGGTCCTCCGCAGGTTCTTCAACAGTCTCGACGGAGAAGTGACGGTTGACTTTAGCGACGAGAACGGCGACACCGTGGGCAGCATCGACTACCCGGAGGGGACGCGCGCAGATCGGATATTCGCAGACATGGACCGTTACTTCGAGACGGGGAAAGTGCCGGAGCTCAGCACGACGGCGCAGTTCCACACGCGATACTCCGTAGACAGCGAGGGACCGCAGGAGTATAATGCGCTCATGGAGCGGGACGACGTGCTGCTGGGCGATCAGGACGACACCTTCACCGAGGCAAACCGGACCGTGCCGTTCACCTACGCCATCGTGCCGGGCGAAAGTCTCATTATCTCCAACGACGAGTACGGCAACGTCAATCCGCAATACCCGCAGGAGCTCCAGCCGAGAGACCGGACGCGCACGGCGAGCCAGGAGTGGACGGCGGACACGTCCAAGAAGCTCAACCCCCGGAAACTGGCAGAGAGCGCGACGGCGCAGAATGGCGCGCCCATCGTCCGCGGCGACGGCGTTGTGATTGGCGGGAACGGACGGAGCCGGTCGATCCTCATGGCCTACGCGAACGGGAACGCCGGCGAGTATGAACAGTTCCTCCGGGAGAAGGGCGGCCGGTATGGCATCGACACGGCAAACCTCCCGGACAAGCCAATCCTGGTCCGCATCGCGCAGGACGTGGACGACTGGCCGGCGTTGGCCGAGGAGCTGAACGTCTCCAGCCAGGCGGCATACAGCGCCACCGAGCGCGCCATGAGCGACGCGCGGAAGATGGAGGGCGTGCTGGAGCTGCTGGTCCCGAACGACGACGGCGACATCAACACCGCGGCGAACGCGGCCTTTATTCAGGCGTTCATTCAAAAGGTCGTGCCGAAGAACGAGCAGGGCGACGTCCTGGACGGTCCCGGCCACCTGTCGCAGAAGGGCCTGGAGCGCGTGGAAAACGCGATCTTCGCCTACGCATACGGCGATCCGAACCTGCTGCAAAAGTACAGCGAGAGTCTGGACAACGACATGAAGAACGTCACGAACGCCCTCATGCAGAGCGCTCCGGCCGCCGTTGCGCTGCAAGCGGACATCAAGGCGGGCAGGGCCTATGACATCCCTGCCGTCCAGACGATCCTGAAAGCAATGGAAATCTTCACGGAGGCGAAGCGCGGCAAAAAGACCGTGGAGGAGCAGGCAAATCAGTTGAGTCTGCTGGAGCCGGAGAACCAGGACGCGGGCGAGCTCGCCATGTTCATCGACCGGAACAAGCGCAGCGCGAAGCAAATGCGCATCGCGTTCAACAGTCTCTATGAGGAGATCGAGAGCTACGGAGACCCGAATCAAGAATCTTTCTTTGGAGGAGAGGAACATGACATCCACGGAGCCCTTGAAGGAGCAGTTAAGCGATACGAGCAGGCCACCGGCCGAGAGTTCGGGCGCCCCGACTATTGGGGAGCTGGAATGGACGCGGGAATGGGCAGCGAAGCAGCAGCGCCGGGCGCAGGAGCCGGGAGCGAGCCGAATGACGAAAGCATTGGCCGGAGCGGCGAGGCGGACGCTGGAGCAGATGGAGGAGGAATACCGGAAAGCGAACCCGGAGAGCTGACGCTGCCGACGCTGGAGGAGGAGCCAAAGCCGGCGAAAGCACCGAAAGCACCGAAGGAGCCGAAGCCCCGCAAGGAGCGGGCGCCGGCGCGGCGGAAACCGCCTGAGCCGATCCCCTCCACCCTGCCGGAAAGCGGAATCCCGGAGGGCTACAATTCCATCGAGGAATTTGTGGCATCCAGCACGGCGCGCGCCGAGGCGGCAAAGGCCGAGCGCCTGCGGAACGTCAGCAAGGACGACTTCGTGGGCACACCGGCGCTGCAAAAGATCGGCGTGAAGATCGACAACAGCGTGGGCATCTATTCCCACCTGCGGCAGCTCATGGAGAACGACCGGGCGGCCAAACAAATCCAGCGGGAGACGCACCGGGCCGAGCGGCGCCTGGGCGCGACCGACGCGGAGCGGAATTTTGCCAGCGGAATCGCGGCCGGCGTCTACAACGCCTCCGATATTCCGGCCAGCATGAACCGGGACAAGGTGATGGAGCTGGCGGACTACTATTGGGCCGAGCAGGCCGTGGCCGACGACCGCATCCGCAAGCAGAGGGAGCAGATCGGACGGGCACTGGAGGAGAAGATGGAGGAGCTGTTCAAGGACAGCGACGAGTTCAAACCCTCGAAGGCCATCACCCTCAACTACCGCACGCCGCAGCGGAATATGCTGCACATTTTCGGAGACGAGCGCGGCAAGGCGATCAACGAGGCGCTGTTCGATCCCGTGGCCGTCAATGAGGCGGAGCGCTTCCGCTTTGTGAACCGGATGCATGACGAAGTGCGGACCTTCGCCGGCGAGGACGGAAAACAGCGCAAGCTGACGAAAGAGGAGCGGGCGCTGGTCCAGATGCTCATAGAGGGCAAGGCCGTCGCTGAGGAAGTGGCGAGCATGGAAATGCACGGCGCCATTGAAAACGTCGCGCACAACATCCGCAACGGCGGCGACGCAGGAGACTCCGCCAAAGAGTTCGGCCTGAGCCGCGAGGAGGAAAAGCTGGCCGTCAAGTATGCCAGATGGCTCCAGACGGACGAGGCGCTGCACAGCGGCAAGGTGGACGCCGTGAAGGTGGAGAACGCCGCCAAAAAGTACAGCGCGCTTTTCGACCAGTTCTACGACGCGATCAACGACTTCCTTGTGGCGCACGGCTATGAGCCCATTGGTTTCATCAAGGGCTACGCGCCGCACATCCAGCCGGAGAACAACCAAAACCTGCTGAACAAGGCGCTGAACACCCTGGGCATCAATACCGACGTGACGCGCCTGCCCTCCAGCATCGCCGGCCTGACGGCCAACTATAAGCCGAACAAGCGCTGGAACCCGTATTTTCTCAGCCGCACGAGCGACGTGACAGACTACGACATCGCCAGCGCGTTCGAGAGCTATGTGGACTACATGAGCGACGTGCTGTATCACACGGACGACATCATGCGGGTCCGGCAGGCCGCCAAATACTTCCGGCAGACCTACGCGCCGGAGGAGATCAAGAATAATCTGAGCTGGGCGAACGAGCTGCGCTACGGCACCACGGAGCAAAAGGCCAACTATCTCCGCGACCAGGGCGTGATCGACCGTTCCACCGTCCTAAGCCCCGCGGACATTAACGCGCAGATGGACGAGTATGTGGAGAAGCTGTTCGGAGACATCACCAAGACCACGAAATACAGCAATCTTGTTATGTGGCTGGACAACTACGCAAACATCCTCGCAGGAAAGCAGAGCGCGGCGGACCGTGCGCCGGAGAGTATGTGGGGGCGCGAGGTCCTGAACATCGGGAACAAGCTGGTCCGCACCTTCGCGCAGGCGAACGTCGCCGGCAACCTGTCGAGTATGCTGAACCAAACGGCGCAAATCCCGATGATCCAGGCGGAGCTGGGCAGCAGATGGACGGCGGCGGCCATCGCGGACATTATGAGCGGGAAGCTGCGCCGCGGCGAGTGGGCAGATCAAAGCGATTTCCTGACCGGCAAAAAGGGCATCGAGTATCTTGTCTCCACGCCGGGCGAAATGGTGCTGACGGCGCTGTTCAAGCCCGCAGAGATCATGGACACTTTCGTTTCGACCGTTGCCGTACGCGGGAAATACCTGAAAGAGCTGCACGCAGGCAAAAGCCCGAAGGAGGCCATGAAGGCGGCGGACGCTTTCGGCACGGCGGTCATGGGGAGCCGCATGAAAGGCAGTAAGCCTCTGGCGTTCAACAGCAAGAATCCGATCTATCAGATGGTAAACGTCTTTCAGATCGAGGCGTTCAACAGCTGGGAACACATCAAGGAGGACCTGCCGCGCGACTTCCGAACCATCGAGAAGGAACAGGGCAAGGGAAAGGCTGCGCTGGCGCTGGCCGGCGTGATCGTCAAGGCGCTGCTGCTGACCTTCCTGATGAACCGCCTGGCTGAAAAGACCTATGGCGGCACGCCGGCGCCCTTTGACCTGCTGGGCATGACGGCCAACTTCATCGCATCCGGGAACGGGCTGACGACGAACGCCTACCTGGAAACGCTGATTGACAACGGCTGGGAGAAGATCAGCGGAGAGCGGCTGTTCGACACGGAGGACCGCATCGGAGAGGAACCGTTCGATTATGAGACGGCGCTGAAAGACCTGGGCTACAACATCAGCAACGACATTCCCTTCCTGCGGAACGCGGCCGGCCTGCTGGGCCTGGGCGACCAAACGCTGCCCATGCCGGACATCTACGGCGGGATCAAGGGAACGGTTGACAGCATCAAAAACAACGGCGTTGCTTCGTGGGACACCGGCAGAGCGGCGCTGAAACTGCTGACGCAGCTGATACCGGGCGGGCGGCAAATCCAAAAGACGACGCTGGGCCTGGAGACCGTCATGCGCGGCGGAGATTTCAGCGGAACCGGAGAAAAGGAAAAGCTGAAATACCCGGCTGAGGGCGACTTCTGGAGCACCGTGCAATCCCTCATGTTTGGCAAGTATGCCACCGAGGCGAGCGACGAATACTATGCGAGCGGAGCTTCCGCGCTGAGCGTGAACCAGACGCGCCTGTGGAGGAGCTTGACGGAGGGCGGCGCCGATCCCGGCGAGACCTATGACGCCATCCAGAGCTATCGGAAGATTGCCAACGACGACGACCTGACGAGCTACGAGAAGGGCGTGCAGGAGCGGGCGCTGATCCGCGACCTGGACATGACAGACGATCAAAAGCTGGAAATGTACCGGGAGCTGTCCAATGCAGACAGCAGAGCGGAGAAATTCCGGGCCATAATGGACACCGGCCTCAGCTTCGCACAGACCATCGGAATCTATGACAAGTATGCCGAGATCGACGCCGACGAGGGAAAGAAAGCGACCGAAAAGGCCACGGCGTTCTCCAAGTGGATCGACCAGCAGGGCTACAAGAGCGGCCAGGCGGCGACCATAAAGGAGGAGCTGAAATTCTGGAACATCATACCGGCAGACGCGGCGCGCTATGAGAAGCTGACCGACGCCGGGCTGGAGACCGAGGACGCCTTCAAGCTGACCGACGCACTGGCCGACCTGAAACCGGAGCCGGGGAAAGAAAACGTCAGCGATATGCAGAAATACCGCGTGATCGCCGGGAGCGATCTGACGGAGCGGGAAAAGACCGCGGCCATCGGGTCCATCATGGGGACGGACATGGTGACGGATGCAGGCAATCCGAGCCAGTACGCGAAGATGCTGACGCTCCTGGACGGCGGCGTGACGCTGGATCAATACCTGGATTTGAGCGAGGCCGACGCCGTGGACGGCTACCTGCGCTATCAGACGGTCTCCGCCGGCCGGGGCTACGGAATCACGCCGGCGGCATACATCAAGTTCCGCCAGATCATGCCGAGCTACGACGCGGACGGCAACGGATCCTATACGCAGAAGGAAGTGCAGGCCGCGCTGGACAGCATGAGCGGCGCCGGCGGACTGACGCTGCCGAGTCTTGGCGGCGAGCAGAACGTGACGCTGACGAACACGCAAAAGGCCGTGCTATGGCAAATGGCAAACAAATCGTGGAAGGGGTATAAAAACCCGTTCGACGCCACCGTGGGCCAGTGGGTCTACGACGCGCTGCACGCGGAGCCGGAAAGCGGCGGAACGCCTGCCCTGTCGGGCGGAGCGGGAGAGCTACCAGGACTGACTCTGCCGAGCTTGGTGGGATAAAGGAAAAGGCCGGGGCAAAACGCCCCGGCCGCTTTCTGCCTATATGCTGAAAAAATCAGCTATACGAGAAACGAAAACCGCAACGATGAACAGCGCGACGAGGACGAAACCGGAACGCGCTGCGATCCTTCCGAATTTTGAATTGAAATCGGAAGCAAACCCCCAGCCGATCACAAGCCCGTGACACAGCATAACGCCGACAAGGAGAAACAACGGAACGCCGAGCACGAGTTTAAGGAGTGCCACCTGCATCACCTTCTTTCACGCCAGCCAGCCGCGCCTTTTCCGTTCTCACCGTGAATGTCTGCCCGGTATCTGTATGAAACGTCTTGCTAGTGCCAGGGCCGCAGGCCGTAAGCATCAGAGCAAGCAGCAGAAATACAGCAGCCGCACGCTTCATTTTCATTCGCCTCCTGAGCTAAAAATTTACATCGTGTAATTCTTTAGCACAGAATAACGCGGAAAACGTGATAATGTCAAGGGCGAACGGAGGGGCACTATGAAATTCAACGACTTCGACGGCATAAAGAATATCTCCGGAGACCGGATTCATCAGGCCAGGACAGCGCAACGCATGACGCAGGCGGAACTGGCGGCAAAGATGCAGGTGGAGGGCGTGACGATTGAGCGGGAGGCGATCAGCAAGATCGAGACCGGCGCCCGGCTTGTGACGGATTATGAGCTGGCCGCGTTTGCCAGAGTGTTCCGGGTAACGATGGACTGGCTGACAGGCAAAGAATAGGCGCTGCGGACGATTGTGGCCGCGGCGCCTGTTTCGTACTATATGTGGGGGCTTGACCGTCCCGCGACTCGCTGTAATAATAAATTACACGAAAGGAGCGGGAAACCATGTGCGCAAGACACTTTTCACATTTGACATGGAAAAACAGATTAAGGATCGAGGAGCTTCTGAAAGAAGGATACAAAGCGCCGTACATCGCGGACGTCCTGCACGTCCACAACTCCACGATCTACCGGGAGATTGAGCGCGGAATGACGCGCCAGATCACGAGCGACCTGGAATATATAGACGTCTACTGCGCGGACACGGCGCAGCGGAAATATGAAGAAAACCTCGCGGCGAAGGGGCCGGACTTGAAGATCGGGAACGATCACGAGCTGGCGGCCTTTCTGGAGGACAAGATGCTCAACGAACACTATTCCCCGGCCGCGGCCCTGGGCGCGATCAAGACGGAGGGCAAAATCTTCTCCGTGGAGATCAGCGAGTGGACGCTGTATTCCTATATCACCAAAGGCGTATTTGCCACGCTGACAAACGCGGACCTGCCGATGCGCGGCGAGAGAAAGACCGGGTATAGAAAAGTGCACGAGGCACGGCTGCCGCGCGGCGCCAGCATCGAGGAGCGCCCAGAGGAGATCGAAGGCCGGGACGAGCCTGGGCATTGGGAAATGGACAGCGTTGTTTCAGCGCGGGGAAGCAACAAACGCCTGCTGGTTATGACCGAGCGGGCGACGCGCCACGAGCTGATGTTCCTTGTGCCGGACGGCACGACCGACAGCGTGCTCCGCGTGATGAACGGGCTGGAGCGGAAGCTGGGAGCGGAGACGTTCCGCAACGTGTTCAAGACGATAACCGTGGACAACGGCGTGGAGTTCGCAGATTGCGCCGGGATGGAAAAGAGCTGCCTGCGCATCGGAGAGCGGACACGGATGTATTATTGCCATCCGTACAGCAGCTACGAGCGCGGCAGCAACGAGAACGCGAACAGACTGATCCGGCGCTGGCTGCCGAAGGGGACGAGCTTTAAGGACCTGACGCGGGCAACCGTGAAGGAAATACAGGACTGGATCAACGGCTACCCGCGGGAAATCCTGGGCTTTTTCAGCGCCGGCAGACTGTTCCGCGACTGGCTCAGCGCGGCAGGGCTTAATCGCGCTTTAGCGGTATTTTAATTTTTTTATCGAAATTTCTGCATTTTTCTCTTGACTTTTCACACGCAAAGATTTACATTAAATGCAGAAATGATTTTACGTCA